AAATAGTATATAATACCCTGTATTACAGGGGTATTTTTATGCCCTAAAAGGTAATTTTAGTAACGCAGCCGAGATATATGGATGTAAAGTACGCGATGTAAGAGCTAAATACAATATAGTAAAGGATATTTAATATTTACGGTGTTATGTTATTCGTAATTGAACGAGTATAATTATTACAACAGTATTTATACACTTGTGTATAACGCTGTGGATAAAATACTATTGCTTCTCACGCCCCGAATGTTATACAATTGTGTTGTAGATATGGTACTATATAGCGATAAATTAAAGGGAGATATGTAAATGTCAAGGAAGCAAGAGCTAGTTGCACTAGCAAAAACAATTAATAGTTTTAAAGGGGAAACTTCCGATGCGTATGCTCGTCTAGTTCCCGACTTGACTATCAGCGAGATGGGTGCCGTAGAGAACTTTGATTCGTTAAGTAATATCATGCTAAACAGCGGGTATTCAAAATTACAAAACGAGTTTGTTAGTTCATTACTCAACCGAATCGGCCTTTCGTTGATTCAAGTAACATCGAGTGCAAATCCGCTTTCGATTTTCAAAAAAGGGGCCTTGCCTTACGGTTCGGATGTTGAAGTAATTTTTACTAACCCTGCAACAGCTGAAGATATAGGCGCTGTGTCTGACGCAAATATGAGTAAACTACTCAAAACGTACAAACCAGACACTAAGGTTGTATATCTACGGACCAATCGTGGTGAAGACGGGTTGGGGGACGTCTACGCTGTAACGATAACAACTGAAGACCTCAAACGCGCATTCCAAAGCATTGAAAACCTTGATAGTTATGTTACTTCGCTTGTTCGTTCGCTTCCTGCTGGCGACGAAAACGACGAATTTGCTTACGCAACGAACATCGTTTCAAATGCCGTTGCTGAAAACTACGTCATCATTGACGCAATCGCAACCGATATTACAAGCGAGGCAAGTCTCAAGGCTTTTGTTGCTAGACTTCGTTCGCGTTACCTTAAGTTCACGCTACCAAGTGTGAAGAACAACGCATATACACACTTCCCTGATTCAATGGGTAACCCCGCAGTTGTGAACAGCCGACCAGACGAAATCGCTTTGATTATCAAGTCTGATATTCTTGCAAACGTTGACGTTGCCGTACTCGCCGCTGCTTTCAACATGGAGAAAAGTGATTTCTTAGGTCGTGTAATCGCTGTTGATGAATTTGAAAACGAAGGCATTCAGGCGGTTCTATGCGATATGTCGTGGTTACAAATTTACGATAGTGAAAAGACCATCGAAGACTTTAGAAACGCGCGAACAGGGACAACTAACACGTTCTTACGCGCGCGAGGTACGTTTGCAATACTACCTTTTGCAAACGCCGTTGCCTTTGTTCTTAACGATTCGCAATATTTACCTGACATCCCCGCAACTGCAATAGTCCCTGCAAAAACTGCCGTTGCTATTGATGAAGTTGTAAACTTTAGACTCACACCAACAAACAGCACCGAAACAGTACAACTTAAGAGCACAAGCACCGCAACCGTTGAAATTGACAACGTTTCTAAAACGTTTAAGAAAATAAGCGCAGGCACGGTAGTTCTTGAGATTGTCGGTACTCCGGCTGTTAACGTTACAATTACTGCTGCGTAAAAGATAATATAAACAAGTTAAAAGAAGAAAGGGTGAAGAAACATGGAATCATTAAACCTGATAATTGCGTGCTTCACCCTTGCTTCAATTCTTGGAACTATCTCGGCTACATTTTATGGTGTTCGGCAGAAGACTATAATTAAGACACTCGAAACGAGTAACAAAGCATACGCGGAGCGTAATTTGCAACTAGAAGCCTTGACGAAAGAGCAAGCAATTAAAATTACAGCACTTGAAGGGCGCGTTACTACACTAGAAAATATTAAAACGCCAGCCCTAGAGCCTTTAATTAATATTGTCAATACCAATCATAAAGAGATTATGACTGTACTAGGTAGTCTATAATCTTATGAGATATCGAAACACTGAACGTGCGTTTTACAAACCGGTTCGCTGTTCAATAACAGCTATAAAGACATCACGAAAGGTTCAATAATGAACTTAAACGACAAACGCGTAAAAAATCGTAAGGCACTATCGCGACACCGACAAGCCGAATACACGAAACTGATGCGATTAATTAATAACCGCTATTCTTATGTCATAAAAGAAAAACCAGAGGGCGTTAACATACCCTTTCGCTACATTGAGAAGACCGTTGGTGAATATGGTCGTGTTGCTATCTATAAACATCCCGACTACGGCGTAGCTGCTTACAAAGCTGTTATGGCTGGTAACTTGAACATATATGGTTTACCAAACAAATACTTTTTATACACAGCTAACGGGCGAAATAACGTCGCACAAGTTGATGTTGATAACCCAGACTTACTCATACTAACAGACAACTTTAACGGCTGGCCTCTTTCACAAATTGCCGAACGTTATGCCGAAATGTTAGGTAAAATTCGCGAAACAATAAGTACCAATATCGTTGCTATGCGAACACCATACATCATTCAAGCACCAAAAGAACGAACACTTGAAGTTAAACTGGCCCTTGAAGCTATCAATGAAGCGCCGGAGGTGATTGTTGACGATAATTTTGACTTTGCAAAGACAATAAACGTTGTAGAACTAAAAACACCAGATAACCTTGAAACACTTGAGGTTGAATATCATAATACCCTCTCGCGTTTCCTTGAAGAAATTGGTTTCTCATCTGTACTTATTACGAAAAAAGAACGTTTAGTATCGGCCGAAGCCGACGCAAACGGTAGTACCTTAATCGCGTTTGACAACGAAGCATATGAAGCACGGGTAAACTTCGTTCTGGAACTTGAAAAGAAGTTTGGTATTAAGGTTGACTTAATTAAATCAAATATTGATATACTTCGTGACTTCGGTAAAACTACTGAAACACGACCCGTTGTCACCGAAGAAAAGGAATTACAATGAGTATTTTTGACACTCCGTTTGATGAATCTTTGCCAGAATTACCAAAGAAATTTCACGAAGTAATCGGAAATGGCTTCACTTTTCCTACTGACTACCCGATTGTCGATGGTAATTTTTCGCCAGACGCAACACGAACGTTGAAAGAAGTGATTGAACATCTGATAACTGAACACTATTACAACCATCGTATAAATTATTACGACGTTACTGAATTTCAACGTCACTTCACAGCACGTTTGTACATGAAAATGACACAACACCAATACAACATCGACCAATTTTTGCGATTGATTGATGATAACCAATTCTTCTTCAACGACGAGGAACAAAACATTTCGCGCGACCTAACAGGCGCAAGTACCAGTAAAACAAGCGACACACCACAAAACAACATTACTGACATTAACGACTATCTTACAAGCGCCGACGTTTCAAACTCTGATGCAACTGCTACTGAACACAACACAATTCACAAATCAACGCTAGGCGATATTACCGTTCAATTCAACAACTTCGCAAATTTCCCAAGTTTCACAGAGGGTATAATTAAATCGGTTGCACCTTTGTTTATGCACTACTATGGCGACGAAAGCATTGATTATGGCACGACTATCTAAAGTTGCTCTATCCTACATTGACATACCAAGTAACCATGCAATAAGCTTTGCTGACAATGCAGTTCGCGATTCGTGGTTTGACGGCCGACAAAAACAGGAATTTACGAACTTATACTACAACCGCGAAGAAGGTCTAGTACTCGACGGCATACTAGATAACTTCAGACAATATAACTTCGGGTATTACCTAAACGAAGCCGGCGACCGCATATATTTTAGGGTAACAAACCTAACATACGTCAACGAACGCACAACCATAATACAAATTGAAAAAGATGTACTGACAACATACTTACCAACATCAACTATGAAGCCGTCATTTATCGAACGTTCAAACACGCCGCCGACATCAATATATGACGGCGACGTACCTGAAGTTAATTATGGAGGTTCCTTTTCGCACACGCTTATTGATACATTCGGAACGCCGCAAGCACACTCTTTTTTCTTACAAGTATCGGGCGGTTCTGGTGCTGACGACGTATCAGAAGCAACAACGCTTTTCCAACCAAAAAACATAGACAATACGAATACGGCTGACATTTTATTTGCTTCAATGTTCCGTGTTTTTGACCTTGAAAATGACACAGGACAATGCGCTGACTTCTTAAGCGGTTACATGAGTAACGGAACGGCAGACCGTATAATCAGTGCCGGTACAATACCAACAGACGACATTGAATATAGCGAGAACGTTGTAACAGGCCACATGAATGCATATATAGCAAGTAAGCGATTTACTAAAAGCGTTACCGTTTCTACCGCAATGAATACCCGTATTGCAAAAGATAACGTTTCTGTTATAATAGCTGAAATTGACAATTTTGCAAATCAAATTGAAATACCGATAAACGAACTTGACGGAGGCGTACTAACGCTTGTGTATGTGACTGACCCTATAACACAACAACGTCACTATGGCGTTCTCTCCGGTGCCGACGGAAACAACGAACTAAAATATCGTATAACTCTAAACGTAGGCACTTCGTTGCCGTCTGTCAACCTACCTTATTATATGGCTGTTCGCAACATTGAAACTGACCTTGCTGCACAACAACAAAACACCTTAATAGGAGGCGCCCCTGGTATATTGTCAGGTGCAATCACAGGCGCTGCGACGGGGTTCATTGCGGGCCCCGGCGGAGCAGTTGTTGGCGCAATCGGCGGTGCGGCTATGGCGGGGTTATCGACCGCCACAAGCGCGATTCAAAATAAAGTAAGTGCAAACGCGGCACTTGAAAAAGCAAGACGTATGACGCCAACTGTTTCAGGTACAATATCTGGTTTTGGTATTTTTGCAGCGCGAGCAATCGGTGTAAACATTTTCTTGAAAGAACCAAATGGCACTGGTTTGTCACAGCTCGAAGACTATTACAAATTCTTCGGCTATAACAAAAGCCGCATCTTAACACCTAGTGTAAAAAGCGGCCAAAGGTTCTATCAAGGTAACGTCAACGGACATTTCCCTGCGGCAAGCGCCGTTGATATTCAAAACATACGGTCTTTGTTTAATAGCGGCGTGTGGTTATGGCCTGACGAAGCAAGTTTTTTTAATTACTAACGCTTCCTATATACAATTGATTGTATCGTTTTTTGCGCCGTAACCTGTGAATCAAAAGCAACGCGACCGCTTGTAATATAGCTGTAGAGCATATTTACACCGTTGCCTGTTAGTTTTGGCAACGTAGCAATTGACCCGTCTGTAGTATATATTCGCTTAAGTGGTTTTGTCGTTTCTTCAATATATATAATTGTCGGGGTATTTTTACTTAGTTTAGTAAACATGACATTATAGTAACTACCGACAATAGCAACGCTGAAAAGAGGTGTTGTGCGAGGTGGTTTTTCGTGAACCAAATCGCTAAAATCACTTTCATTATGGTTGACAATCATTTTTTGATAGTAATTCGTTCCTTTTGCCACTTTACCAAGTTTCGTTTTCGTTTTTTCTTTGATATAAGCAATGTTTGAAAACGAATAAACGACTACTTCACCGCCCTTGAAACTATATATTTTGTCATCCTCGAAGTTGCTTGTTTTCGGCAAACCTAGTTCGTGAAATATAGGGTAAAAACCGTTTTCGTTTTTGTTCCCTGTAGCAATCACACGAATATCGTTATTCATACGACCAAATGTTTCAATAACGTCAAGTAACCTAGTTGCTTCGTCGGGCAAGTAACCACCATCATACGCGACAAATTCATCCCAAAGTATCGTTTTTACATTCTGAGGTGAAATTCCTTTCAACTTCGTCGTAGTTGATAATGCGGTGCTTATACCTAACTGTTTCCACACAATTTCTTCGACCTCGTTGCCGTCTTCGTCATAGTCTTTTGATTTGTAACCGATTTGGTGGCCCCCCTTGTAGTGACGAAACACGCGATGTTCGGTTTCCATATCATCGAAAAATCTGTCGGCCGTTGCTATAATTTCCGATTCTCGTCTTTTTAGAAACGCAAACTTTTCGCCGTTCTTTTCAAATCGACGCAATACACGCTGTTTTGCGCTATATGTTTTGCCTGCACCGCGCGAACTAATGATGAAAGTCATCAACGCGTTGCGCGACATAAGTGGTTCTATATCAAAATATTTAAAATTACCCATTTATTTTACGACATTAACTTTTACAAATTTACCTGTACTCAAACCATAAAATTTAACTGGTATTTTAATTATTTTATGTTTTTGACGATAATCTTTCGGTTTTATAAGTATATATCGAAAAAAACGGGCGTATCTTTCTTTTAAAATATCTTCGTTGTGTTTCATACTATAATGGCCTTTGGTATTGACTTAACGACCGTCTTTGGTATTTTCTTAATGCGGTCGGCAGATGTTTTTATCGAATATTTAATGTCTTTGTCTTCCAACTCTTTCGCGTCTGATTCGGCCGTTGAATTTAGAATTGCGTTGACATTTTCATAAAAATCGTTGTTCTTAAGCACATAAGTCGGTACGCGGTTGAAAAACTTGTTCGGTACGTGATAACCGTTTGACTTCAAAAAAGTCTGTGCTTCTTTTACAAGTTCTCCGCGTTCGACAGTGTTTTTGAACTTCTGAAGTCCGATTGCCCTGTCTTTAGTTGCTTTGCGAACGTACGACATATTGCCTGAATAACCGCGTTTTCGCGCCCAATATACAGCCGTGTGCTTCTCTCTTTTAGCACGTGGCGAAATTATACGTTTAATGTCACCGTTTTCGGTATACTTAATAGTAAAACCCTGTTTTGATAGAATCGCTTTCAACCGCGCGTTTTCCGCCGCTAAACGTTCGATATCGTTCATTATTTTTTCGCCGTCTTAAGTGTTATATAAGCGTCAAGAGGGTCGTCTTCGATGTGCTGTTCTTCTTCAGTGCGTACAGTTGGTGTGTTTGACTGGCGAATAAACAAATTATTATTGACATTCAAAAGTTCCTTGTTACGTTCTTCGAGCTTCGTTTTCTCTTCAACAACCGTACCGTGAACAGTCGCGGCTTCTTCAATAGTTGTTTGCAAACTCAAAAGCTGTTCCGAAATAACAGCGGCTTCGTCGCCAAGTTTTTCACGAATATCGGTAACAAGCAGGTCAACCATATCTGTTTTTTCCTTGAATTCGTCCATGATTATTACCTCGCTTTTATACTTATTATGTCTAAATGACCGTTGACAAATCGCAATAGTTTGCAACGTTTATTTAAATACGACCTTATTCCAACGGCCAATCAGACATAATAAGTTGTTAAAAGGTGGTGCGCCCTCGCACAGCGCACCACCGCAGTTACTATTTAGCGGTCGACTTCAACAGTGTAGTCGTTGTATTCAGCGCCGTTTTTGCTTTTAACTTTTCCGTTGTAAGTAATACGAACGGTGTCGCCTTCAGAAACGCCCGACTTGAACGCGCCATCAATAACCGTTGATAACCAAACCGCAACGCGTTCGCCACTTTTGGTTTCTAAAATAGCTGTTCGGCTGCTTTTAGGGTCGCGCGCTTCTTGAATAAGAGCAACCTTGCCCTCAACGCTTGCACCAGACTTTAATTCGGCTGGTTTTGCGTTCCAAAAAGATACGCTTTCGGTTAGATTTTGATATGTCATAATATCTCCTTTATATTATTGTTGTATGGTATAAACCGTAAAAGAGGTTTTGTGATTAACCGCCGTTTCACGTTTACACTGTAAATTGTAAAGTCATAGACTATATATTGTCAAGTATTATTTTATATCTTTTATTGTAAAATCTACTTCATTAAGCCTAACACCGCCACGAACGTATTTCGGTATCAGTTTGACTTTTGAAAATAACAGGCCTGCTTCAAAATCGTCAAACGACACTTTTGATATGTCGGCCGTTTTCGGTAGCCCCGCAACTTTTATGTCCTTATATTTGCCATAATCAACCATATAGCACTTCGCGTGTAAGAATTTACCGCTGAAGCCTGCGCGTTCAATTGCCCATTTGCCAAAATCGCTGTCGTGTATCAAATCTGCTATTTCGCCTTTGTAATCTTTTATGTAAATTGAATCGGTGTCGCTGTACACAACGCGGTCATACCCGATACGGTCATACACACTAAACAAGGCTTCGCGAGCCGCAGCCGTAACTGCAATTGACACAGGTAAATATTTACCCTTGCCGATTTCCTGTTCTGGGTCGGGCGTTTCAACTAGATGGTCTTCTTTTTCGTCTAACCAAATAAGTCGTTTTTCGTTGACAAGCGATTGTGCAAATTTACCATACATCGAATTTAAACATAGTTTTGCGAACTGACGAACGCCCGCTTGTACATATCTGCCTTTTTCGTCAAGTTCACTTGCTTTTTCTTTCAAGTTTTTAAGACCTTCAATAACATGGTTGAAGTCGCCTGTGGTAGCGTTGAAGACAATATACCGTTTAATCGTCAAACCACCGAACGTGTAATTACGCCGCGCCCTTGCATAATCAGACCAGACCAGTGAAGCAGTGAATACGTCAAAATGACTTTGATATTTTGCAACAAAGCCCTTGCGCGTCAACGTCGGGTAACAGCCACTTTTAAGTGTGACATTTTCGGCTTCAAATTCTACAATCACAAAATGATGTTCGTCAATATATTCGTCAATGTTTGTGCTACCGTCGAGATAGTGTGGTTTCCCTATAGGCATAGGGGTATATAACATCATAGACGGGTACATTGAGTTGTAGTCAACCGCTGTCAGGTTGTGTACTGTTTTGCCTTTGTAGCGTTCGTTGACGGCCGTATAACCGCCGTAATAGGCTTTGCGTAGTATTTGGTCATCTTCGGGCGTTATGTCTTCGTGAGACCGTTTAACATCTTTGTCCATTGATTTGTTAATCATCGCGTATACGAACGAACCAATTGTAAGATATGTGATATTAAAACCCGCTTCAATAAGCCTTTGCATAGTCAACGCGACAATAGTAACGTCATTTTTGATATATTGAATTTCGTCCGGCGTCAGTTCTTCACCAATTTTACGAACCCGTTTATAATCATAATTCTCGTCTAGCTTCATTATCGGTAAGTTAAACTGTTTTGGCATATCTTTAACGCTTGTACCAGGCAATAGCTTAAGCGAATCACGAAATTCAAACCCCGCCCATTTCACCGCGTACCATTTGCGCGAAAATATACTAACTTCAACGGCTTCGTTGTTACGCATGAGGTAATCAACGATAAATGCGCCGTCAAAACCTAAGTTGTGAAAATAAATTTTCGATTTTTCTGGTAATGTTTTGCAATGCGACAAAAAGTCTTCGATATTTGTGATTATTGTCACATCGTACGGATTTGAAATCGGCGTTATTGCTGCCGCGTACACTCGCACACCGTCCCCATCTTCGGTGTCACACGTTTCAAAATCTGCAACAAACACCTTGTCGCTTAGTCGCTTACGATATACAACAGCCGGTTTGATGCCGCCAAAAAGCGCGTTAAGTTTGTGTTTGTCTTTGTGATTAATTTCAATGAAGTGTTCATCTCTATTATACAAGCTCGCGAGATATTCAGGCGCGTGTTCCACCGAGTTGATTATGACTGTTTTTGAGGTAAAAAATATCTCAAGTTTTAATTTATTCCGCCGAACCATATCACAATTGTACACCAAAAGAACGCGTTTTGTATATTGATAATATAATATCTGCTATAATAAAGGAGTCACTACTCGTGGTGTGTGACCGTATTCAACTAGGTATACGCGAAAGCGATGTTGATACGAACGTGTCCGCCGCACTCGTACGCCAATGACGTATGTTGACTGAAAAAAGAAAAGCGCCGTGTTACGCGGCGCTTTTCTATGCTCCGTTTCTGGGGTGTTGTATTTTTCTCAATTTTATCGGGTAATATTTCTTTGCAGTTCGTGAGGAATCAAACTTGCTTGCTTTTTTCTTTTTAATATCTATTATGCTGTTTTCAATTAATCTGTTTTGGTTGTCGCCCTCTGTGTCGTCGGGATTGCCGCCGCTGTCGCCACTACCATCAATAGAATCAAAATCGGTGTTCACAAGTAACTTATAATGATATTTTATTCCGCGCCACGATTCGCCAAGGCGTCCAAGTCGCACGGGCCATGTATTGCCAATACCAAAATTTCTTTGTACCGCCCCCGCGCTTTTCACGTTCTGTTCAAATACAACGTCGTTTGCCGAAACAACAGACACGTGCCCTGCGCCGGCCGAACCAACACCAGTACAAATTATGTGAATTTGACCTGCGGGTACACTAGGCAAGTTCGTACCAACAAAAACAGCTTCGCCGTGTGCAACCATGTACGAACCAACTTCGTTACCGTTACCCCGAGCGAGATTATATGCTGGATAACCTAAATCTTTTAGTAATTGACTTACTATTTGCGTACATTGGCCCCTATATATGCCGCTACCGTTTTCAAGTACAAATTTTCCTATTAACGAGTTGCCCCAATTTATGTACCTAAAATCGGCCATTTCAACTAGACTTTCTTAAGTGATTCGACTGGTACTGCACATCGAACGACGTCTCCTTTTCTTAGTACCGCATACCCCCGAGTGTTTATTTCGGAAAAATACGACTGACCGTCATTTATGATGTCAAGGTTAAGAAAAACGTCGTTTTGGTCGTTGTTGCTTGTTGTTATTACGCGGTCACCAATTTGCGGTTTAGCAGTAACGTCGCTGAGGCGTGCCAGCGATTCGTTGACTTTGGTCTGTACTTCGGCATAATTATAGCCTGCGTTCGTTAAATTGGTTTTTCGTTCTTCGCCGTTGCCATAATCACCGCGAAGAACCAAACGCACAACTTCATCAACATCTCTCGCTGTGTTGGCTATTTGCGGTTGTACTACAGGAGGTGCAATATTCCACCTCTTAAGACGAAACGCACCCGCAAAATTACCAAGCGACATACGAATTACGTTAAACGGGGCACCGTTTCCACTGCCTGTTTGATTTTGGCCTAGCAGATTAACTGTACCGTCCCCGTTTACCGAATCAACAAACGCAATATGGCCATATTGACCGCCATTGAAAACAACAACATCACCACGCCGCAATAGGTTATGTCTTTGTATGATTTCAAAATCATTAGCTGCGTTGATGTCGCGAGCATTATTCCAACATCCTTTTGCAGCGCCGGTACCACCCGTTGAAAGGCTTCGCCCTAGTTGTTGCCAAAGTAACGCCGCGCCGTCCCAACACTGTGCGCCATAATAACCATCAATATCGTAGGCCTTGCCAATAACTTCCCCTCGAAACGTGTCATAAGACGCTATGTTGACAGTGTAAACAGCGCCTTGCCCGCCGTCTGTTTCAAAATCGATGTGTTTCGTTGCAAGGTCCTTTGGTATTAATTTCGATAAATCTTCGCTTGTGACTATGCCCTTAAATGCACCTTGCGCTTCAAGACGTAAATTTTGGTTGATTTGGCGCTGTGCTTCGGCCGCTGTTTCTTGTTCGGCTTTGTTTGTGATAATCTTTTGTCCTGTAAACGCAGACAAAATACCAGACAGTAAGACAACTAAAACCGCACCCGTTTGTTGCACTTCGGTTGCTAGTGGTAAATGCCAAATCGGTGCAATACCCGAATAGGCAAGCGTTACAGCGGTAATAATGCCCGCTAAAATTGACATTCTTTTTGATAAATTATTCACTTTTGTGTTCCTCGTTTACAGGTTGTTGTGTTGTAAGTTCTATAATACGCTGATTTATGACTCGTAAATTGTGTTCAGCTTGTTCTTTTGCCGAAATTTGGTCATAAGCCATCGCCTTGAGTTCGATTAAGTTTGTGAGTTGACTGATGTCGGTTTGCATGTGCCGCACTCCTTAATTAAATTGTAATTCAATTTTATCAGTTATGCTATGCTACGGCAACGGTTGTCACTGTACCACTTGAACCTTTGTACTTAAGTGCTCCCGATTCAACATATAGGTAACCACCGCCAGACGGAGTTCCTGAGGGCGCCGTTTGGTTAAGCAGCGTTGAAACTTGTGAAATTACAAGCGAGGTAATACCGCTATCAATCGTCATTGTTGTTGCGGCTATGGTAATACCAACGTTGCTAGTACCGCGAAGTTGTAAGCTGTTTGTTTGTGCTTGTACGCGTAGGCCGCTTGCGTTGTTGTCAATTCGGCCGACTGCGACGGAGTTACGAACGACTGAAAGTGCTGTACCTAGTACGTCAGTTGTTGTACCAACAGTCAAAGAAGCGTTGTTATATATTGCGTTACCGTCATAGGTTTTTGCACCTGAAACAGATTGTGCGGTGGTGAGGTCAACGAAGTTTTTAGTGCTTGAACCTGTACCACCGTTTGCAATTGGTAATATACCTGTGACATCGGTTGTGAGGGTAACGGTTGACAAAGTTGAAAGAGTACCAAGACCAAGACCCGTACGGGCTGTTGCTTGCGTCGTGCCGCCTGTACCGCCGTTTGCAACGGGTAGTGACCCTGTGACATCGGTCGTGAGGGTGACGGTTGACAGTGTTGCAAGAGTCCCAAGACCAAGACCTGTTCTTGCGGTTGCTTGGTCAGTTCCGCCTGTACCACCGTTCGCAACAGGTAGCGCGCCAGTGACGTTTGTTGTGAGAGTGACGGTTGACAGTGTTGCAAGAGTCCCAAGACCCAGACCTGTTCTTGCGGTTGCTTGGTCAGTTCCGCCTGTACCACCATTTGAAACAGCTACGGAACCGGAAATGCCTGAAGCGTTGTAAACCGCGCTTGGTATAAGTCCATAAGCAATCAAGGCAGTCGCAACGTCGCCCGTTTGACGTACTACGGGGTCAGCAAGATAAAAACCGAGCTTTTGCGTTGACGCCGTGCCAATTCGTGTACCAAGCGTTGAACCTAACGAGAAATTTGAACCGTCTGCAACTGTAATTAACCCTGTCTGATTAATTTTAATTATGTCGTCTGTAGCGTTTGAAAGATAGAGGGTGTTTGTCAATGCCGCTACTCGCATTCCGTTTGCGTTGTTATCTATTTGACCTGTGGTAACGTTGTTACGATATACCTTGAAACTTGCAACAAATACGTCTGCACTTGACCCTGCCTTAACGGTGTAGCCGTTAACAGTCAGGTCGCCGACCATTGTGTCTCCTGTTTTTAAAACATATAACGAACCTGCGCCTGTTAAGCCAAGAATTGCTTTTACCTCGTCTGGTGATTTCCACGTGTTACCTGTGTTAAGCGAATTTCGGGCCGCAAAGAAGTCTGGCCCGCCAACTTGGTCATCATTACTCCAAGGGTGCCGATGGTCGGCTGCGGCTGCACGTTTACTATCGCCAATGCGCTGAGATAGACCGACGGAGTTTACAATTTGTGATGGTATGTATTTATTTCGTGTTACTAGCGGTGTTGAACGAGCGCTAAGTAATTTGGTATTTATTGAACCAATAACAACACCCATTTCACGGAGTAGCGACAAATCATTTCGTATATATTCGGCGGTTTCAATGTGTGTAAATTGGCCTTGGTTTGATTCTGCGACAAGACCGAACGTGTTTGTCAGTGCAGCAAGCACTACGTTACTACCGTTGTGAACTTCGGCAATAATATCAGTACCAACAAGCAATGACCCGTCAATAACCATGCGGTCTTCATTGGCTGTTTCAACTATGTCGTTAACGAAGTTGACAACATACAAGATTGTATCTGTTTCGGAATCGCTAACATGAACGTCAACGTTACGAACACCAACGGTTGAAAGCGATTCGAGTGCCGTTTTTATGTTTGCAGCAAGGATGGTTGTGTTAGTACTGTATGCAATCGGACTTGTGTTTTGACCGTCGTATGACAAAACAAACGCGCCACCCGTTACTGTTGTAGAAAATAGGACGGTTTGTGTTGTTCCGTCGAGACGCGCCAATACATCGTAGCCGTACCCACGAAGCGTGTGCAACGTTTCGAAATATAACGCAGAAGGTATCGTTCTCGCCGGTGAAACAACAGCCGCGACGCCTCTGTTTGCGTCATCAAAGCCGTGAATTTGCTGGTGCGACGTTGAGCTGTAGTCTTGATATTCTTTTACAACATGGTACAACATTGTATTCATGTTTCGTGCGTGGTCTGCATAATGATTTGTTGTCAGCGGTTGGTTAAGGTCAATTGACGTTGCCGTGAGCGTGTCTGTTGGTGAGCCGACGGAGAAAAGTTCGCGGTCAAGAGTTACAATAACGCCGCCTGTTTGGTCGACGCCTGTGAATACCGCGCTTGCTTGACCCTTGCCAATACTCGACATACCGTCAAGAGCTGTTTGAACTTGTGCGGCCGTTGCGTTGTACTGAAGTACAGCCGAATCAACACCGCGAAATGTCATTTTACATGTGCCGCTTGTTGCTTTTGTGCTTATTGCGGTACGCATATAGTCGGTTGTGGTGCGTAAACAGGTTGAAATGCCTAAGAGTTCACCCTCGCGCATACTGTTGACGACTGCGGCCAATAGTTCGCTGTTTTTGTCGGTGTGTGGGTGTGGTGCTGTTACAAGGTCTGTAAATGCGCTGTCGATATTCTGGCGATATACGCCCCAGTTAAATTGCGTGTTGTTTGGTGTGTTAGGGTACATGAGTACGAACGGGCGTAAATTTAACGTATCGCGTTGCTTAACAACAGTGTAGTCGAACGCGGTTAGTAACGTTTTAGCTGTTGTAAGATCTACGTCAACATATTCCGAACCACATTGTGACGTAATTGAACGCAAAGCCTGAAGAAATACTTTTCGTTGTGTGTAAGTAGGCGACGCGAAAGGTAGTTGTTCTGTGTCTGTTGTAATTTCGTCAAAATATGTAACAAGCCACTTTTGAAAGTCAAAAAGGTCTGCCGGTGTTATATTTTTGCCGTTGACAGGACGTAAAATTCGTGTTATATACCCATGATTTTCAGCAAATAACATTTCTTTTGCTATGTCGTCATATTGAAATAAATGTTCTGGTGTTAATGGTGATGTTTGTTCAATTACTGAGTTATCAGATACGAAAACACCGTAACGGTAGTTTTTAGGTGCGTCAATAATGTAAACATCGCCGAGCCTCATTTTCGTGCCGGCCGGCATTAATGTGAAGTGTTGCGCGATAGTTTCCACTGTGCTGAAGTCGTGCGGTATAGGTTTAATGTCGCCAATCCACTCCCCCTCAAGAACAAGACGTATGTAGTTAGCAAGTAGAGAATACTTCAAATACAACGGCGATTTGTAGTATTTGTCAATTCCTCTGTCTTTTATAAATTCGTTAATCAACATTTTCTGTGTCCTTTCTTATATCCTTAAGCGTAATTATAACAAACTTAATTGCCCTTGTGTCTGTTTTCGTGGCTTAATTTCACCACCAAAAACATGTTTTGTGTCTAAAGTCACACACGGCGCATCAAAACCTTTTCGTTTGTTGCGTCGCACTTCAAAATGCGTTACGAAACAGTGTGTACATCTCATCGTGTTCTTGTTCATGTTTTGAGTATATCACAACTAAAACGCCGCCAAAATAAAAGGCGGCGAAACTTGTTGTCACAGTCCACTTCAAAAAGCGTGTGTGATG